CGAAGCCACATGGGTAAAGGCAAATCCCAACCTGGGCATCAGCATCAAGGCGGATTTTCTACGCACGGAGTGTGCACGTGCTGTGGAAATGCCGGCATACGAAAACACGTTCCGGCAGCTGTATCTGAACCAGTGGACGGAGCAAGACAGACGGTGGCTGCGAATGGATCACTGGGCGCAAGGAAACGTTCCCTGCCCTGTGTCGCTTGCGGGCCGCGAGTGCTGGGCCGGTCTGGACTTAGCAACCACCTACGACACTACGGCCCTGGTGCTGCTGTTTCCCCTTGAGGATGGCACGTACTGGGTGGAGCCGCATTTCTGGATTCCATCGATCAACATGCACGCCCGCGTACGCCGCGACAAGGTGCCGTATGACGTGTGGCACAAGCAGGGCCATCTGCACGTGACCGAAGGCAACGTCACGGACTACGACCGCGTGCGGGTTGACATCAACGATCTGGCCAAGAAGTACCAGATCCGTGGCATCGCCATTGACCGTTGGAACGCCACGCAACTGGCCACGCAACTGCAAGGAGACGGCCAAAACGTCATAGGCTTTGGCCAGGGCTACGGCTCCATGTCGGCGCCTGCAAAGCGTACCGAGGCGCTCTGCGTGGCCGGCAAGCTGCTGCACGGCGGCCATCCGGTGCTGACGTGGCAGGCGGGAAACGTGGCGATACAGAGCGACTACGCCCAAAACATCAAGCCCAGCAAGGCCAAGAGCACAGAACGCATCGACGGCATTGTGTCGCTGGTGATGGCACTAGGAATTCACGACACGGCAACGGCACCGCCACCCGAACAATCTTGGGATCTGATGACCCTATGAGCGAAACCGAACAGGCCGTGGCTGACTTCCGCATGATTGACCTGCGTGGCATCGACTGGCCCGAGGTTTCGCCGTCTCGCACGCCGTCTGGCATCCGTGTCAACGCCGACAACTCAATGGCATGCTCGGCCTACACGGCTTGCATCCGCGTCATATCGGATGCCGTTTCTGCACTTCCGCTGCACGTCTACGAACGCATGGCCAACGGCGGCAAAACCAAAGCGGCAACGCATCCTGTGTATCGATTGCTGCACCAGCAGCCCAATCCCTGGCAGACAGCCCAGGAGTTTAGGGATTGGATGACCGGCATGTATCTGCACTACGGTGCGTCGTATGCCGAGATCCGCCCAGGTGCTCGAGGTGCCGTATCTGAGCTGTGGCCGCTGCACAGCAGTCGCATGGAGCCCGAGCGGCTGGAGGACGGCACGGTCCGCTACAAGTACCGCGAGCCCAGCGGCCGGCAGACGGTCTACTCACAGTCGCAGATCTTCTGCCTGCGGTTCACGACCGAGGACGGCATTAAGCCGATCCCGACCTACAAGATTTTCCAGAACGCCATCGGCCTGGCCCAGGCTCTTGAGGCCCACGGCAGCACCTACTTCGGCAACGGTGCCCGGCCGGGGATCGTGCTGGAGAGTGACAACCCGATTCCGGCCGAGGCGGCTGAGCGGCTACGCGAGCAGTGGGAACGGATGCACCGTGGGCCGGACCGTGCTCACCGCACTGCGGTCCTGCCCAACGGCGTAAAGGCTCACGAGCTCAGCGGCAGCAACGAGGCTGCCCAGTTCCTTGAGACGCGGCAGTACCAAGTCATTGAGATTTGCCGTGCGTTCCGTGTGCCGCCGCACATGATCCAAGACCTGACACGCAGCACCTATTCCAACATTGAGGTGCAAGGCACCGAGTTCGTGCAGCACTGCCTGCTGCCGCATCTCAAGCGGTGGGAAGCGGCCATCAGCCGTGACCTCATCGTGGACGATGAAACGTATTTTGCCGAGCACAGCGTGAGCGGCCTGCTGCGTGGCGACCACGCCAGCCGGTCGGCCTACTACGTTTCCGCGCTCCAGAACGGGTGGATGACCATTAACGAGATTCGGGAACTGGAGAATCTGAACCCGATTGGGCCGGAAGGCGACAAGCACTTTGTTCAGTTGAACATGACCACGCTGGACAAGGTGGGCGCGGAGCCGCCGGCACCAGCCGCTGAGGCTGAAGACAGCCCAGCAGATGACGCCGAAGACCAGTCCGAACAGGAGGACACGACCGATGGAAATTGAGCGCCGCGATTTCGCTTTTGAAGAAGAAAACGAACTTGTGGTGGAAAGCCGCGCCGACGGGCGAGCGGCCATTGTTGGCTACGCGGCCGTATACAACCGTCTGTCCCTCGACCTTGGCGGCTTCCGAGAAGAGATCCTGCCTGGTGCATTCGACAAGATTCTCAGCCGGCAGCGTGGTCGGCAGGACGTGGTTGCCCTGTTTAACCACGACAGCAACATCGTTCTGGGCCGCACCTCGAGCGGCACGCTGGAGTTGTCCACGGATGACAAGGGCTTGCGGTACGTGGTGACTCCACCAGTGAGCCGTGCCGATGTGCTGGAACTAATCCAGCGTCGTGACGTTCGGGGATCTTCCTTTGCGTTCACCGTTGACAAGGGCGGCGAAGGCTTCCGCCAGGGCGATGACGGCAAGGCCGTGCGGCAGATCCGCGAGGTGTCTGGCCTGTATGACGTTGGCCCTGTGCTGGTTCCTGCGTACCCGCAGACCAGCGCTGGCGTGGCCATTCGTTCCTACGAAGCTTGGATGGCTTCGCAGTCGCAGCCTGAGCCCGAGGCGGTTGCCGCTGCTATCGCCAAGCGTTCCTTGGTCCGTGACGCCGCTGCGGCGTGGTCACTGAGGCTGCGCCGTGTCTGAGGCCCGCTGCACCTGCGGCGAAAAACTGCGGTGCCGTTCCAGCCGCCCATGCGGTGACGAGCGGCAGCGGTACATGCGTTGCCCAAGGTGCGGTGCACGCGGTGTCGTGTTTGTGAAAACAACACTTTCCGAAGTGCGCTTCTGCAAGAGGCCGGCACGCTAGTGGCACTGTGGACTCCATCGGCAATACCGCCGGCGGAGAACTCACACAGTGGACAACCTCAAGAAGCTGCAGGACGAGGCCGTTAACCTCGCCAACCGTATCGACGCCGTGCGGGCCATTGAAGGCGACGCGGACAAGATTGCCGAGCGTGACCTCGAACTTGAGACGCTGACGGCCGATGCCGCCAAGCTGGCCAAGAAAATCGAGTTTGAGAAGTCGGTGGCCGAGTCGGCCAAGAGCCTGCGGTCGGTGGTGGATCGCTGCACCCCGGCTCCCGAGGTGCGTGCCGAAGAGCCCAAGGCCCGGATTGAGGCGGTTCCGTTCTCTGGCCGGCTGCGTGCGTTTGAGAACGCCAAGGATGCCTACTCGGTCGGCATGTGGTTCAAGGCCAAGAGCGGCGACGCCGAGGCCCGCCGGTGGTGCCAGGATCATGGCATTGAGGCCCGTGCCCAGGGTTCGACCGGCAGCACCACTGGTGCGGCCTTCGTGCCTGACGTGCTCTCCTCGACCGTCATTCGGCTCGTCGATCAGTACAGTGCATTCGCTCAGAACGCCACGAACGTGGTGATGCCGAGCGACGTGCTGCTGTTCCCACGACGGACGGCCGGTGCGACCGCGTACTGGATCAACGAGAACGCTGCCATCACTGCCAGCGACCCGACTTCCAATCAGGTCACCCTGACTGCGAAGAAGGTCACGGGCGCGGTGACGATTGCGAGCGAGCTGCTGCAGGACTCGATCGTGTCGATTGCCGACTGGATCGCTGCAGAGCTGGCACTGACGCTCTCCAACGCCGTGGAAGAAGCTGCGTGGAGCGGGAACCCGAGCAACGCGCCAGCGGTCGCCGGGCTCGTCACGACCTACACGGGTGGCCTGCTGGCGGCGTCTGCTGCCACCTACGCCGCCTCGCTCGTGACGGCTGCCGGTGATACGCCAGACGAAGTGACGAAGGCCAACCTGCTGGCCATGATGGCCAGGGTTCCGCAGCACAGCCGTGCCGGTGCCAAGTGGTTCTGCTCGCCGTTCTTCTTCGCCACCTGCATGCAGAACCTCGACCTCGCCCAGGGCGGTTCGGTTGGTCTGTCGCAGGGCATGGGTCCGACGTTCCTCGGCTCGGAAGTGGTTCTCACCGACCGGCTCCCGAGCGGTGCGGACTCGACGGGTGCGATCATGGCCCTCTACGGGAACATGGCGAACTCGAGCTACTACGGCATCCGCCAGGCCATCGAGATCGCCAGCAGCGATCAGGTGAACTTCCTGTCGGACCAGACCGTGATCCGTGCGGTGGCCCGCGTGGCCATCACGCACGCGAACCTGGGAAGCGACACCGTCGCCGGCCCGATGATCGGCCTGGTGGGTGCGTGAGCCTGACGGCTTGACGAGTGTGCAATTTTGAACGGGCGGCATGCCACACGGTGTGCCGCCCGTTCTCGTTTAGAGGCACGCATGATCGTCAAGGTAGGTGGCACTGAAGTTGACATCAGGGTGGAAGCCATCCTGTCGATGCCTAGGCTTTCGTTTACGGCCAACCATTTCGCCTGGGCTCAAGCACTCATGCCGCTGGGCATTCGCCCCACAATGGGCACCGGTGCGTTCTGGGATCAGGTCAACACCAGAGTGATGGAGCAATTCATCGACAAGGCCGAATATTTGCTCACCATCGACTACGACACGTTTTTCACCAAGGAAGACATTGAGCACCTGTTTGCCCTGGCGATGACGTTTCAGTGCGATGCCATCACAGGCTTGCAGACCAAGCGTGAAGATGGGCGGCCGATGCTCACGCTCAAGGGGATGCTGGACAACCCGCCGGAGGGCGGCAAGACGCAGGTGGAAAAGTCGTGGTTTGCCGAGCCAGTGCAAGAAGTAGACAGCGCCCACTTTGGGTTAACGGTGATTTCCACAGCTGCCCTCAAGCGTGCCAAAAAGCCATGGTTCTGGACGAAGCCCGGCCCTGATGATTCGTGGAACGAAGGCCGCACGGACGCTGACATTTGGTTTTGGCGGAATTGGCGCGACAGC